AGTCATCCCTTACGACAGCGTGGTTCGCAACATCGGCAACGATTACAACGGCTCAGCAGGTCTTTACACTGCTCCTGTTGCTGGTCGATACTGCTTTACAGCAAGTGCTTACACGACCACTGGTACTGCACCTTTATCTCAATACTGGTTTGTTATCAACGGAAGCAGAGCCGAAACTCCGAGCATTGGAGGGAGCGCAAACATCAGAGGTGGAACGGGCGTTATCTACTTGGGTGTTGGAGATAGCGTCGGCGTACATTTTTGGGCTGGAGGCATCGGTAACATCAACCTTCAAGTAAGTGGTTTGCACACCTTTTTTATGGGTGGGCTAATTTCATAAGGAAAAACGTCATGGCTACATACACAGTTACGTTGACAGATGCAGAGGACAAGGCTTTACGTTACGTCGCTTTTGACCCTCAAGATTGGATTGACAATGCGGTACATAACCGCTGTCGTCAAGCAGTCGATCAGATTTACACTGAAGAGGTTGAACGCATGACTGCTGACCCTGACATCACCAGCATCCCAGCAAACAAAGATCAGGTCGTGTTGGATGCGGACATCATGTCGGCGGCAGATAGGCAAGCACAAGCGGAGAATGAGTAGACAATCTGATGACCACGAACTTTCCGACTTCTGTCGATTCATTTCCAGACCCGACAGCAACAGACAGACTGGATAATCCGCCTCACGACGTTCTGCATACGAACGTCAACTCGGCTGTTGAAGCGTTACAGGCAAAGGTTGGGGTAGATAGTTCAGCGGTAACCACTAGCCATGATTACAAGATTGCCCAGTTGGAGGGGTCGTCTCCGACGATCACCCTTGCGGGTGATGCGTCGGGTTCTGTGACGCTAACGAATTTGGGTTCTGGCACGTTGTCGGTGACGGTCAATGATGACAGCCATAATCATACGATTGCGAATGTTGATAACTTGCAGTCGTCGTTGGATGGCAAAGCGGCTTCCAGCCATAGCCATTCGTATTTGCCGTTGTCTGGTGGAACGGTCACTGGTCAAACGACTTTCTCTGCCACGGACGGGGTGAAGATCACTGGATCATCTGGTGGAATCTGGTTCGATGACCGCAACGGTGACGGATCAAAGTGGGTCGTTTACCACAGCGGCGACATTCTAGGTTTCTGGAACGGGACGGCCACATCCCATCAAATACGAACAGACGGGTACATGAAGTTGGGCGGGACAAACCCATATCTTGATCTACGCGAAACCACCAGTAGTGCCGATGTGCACATATGGATGGGTCAAGAAGGCGTAAATGGTGAAGGGTTACATCAGTGGTATCAGTCCGCTAGCGGTCATACCTATTTCGACAATATCTACAGTGCTGGCAATATGTATTTCCGTACTGTTGCTGGGGCGAAAGTCAATATTGTTGCTCATTACAACGGCAACGTAGGCATTGACTACGACCCTCCCCAATTCAAGTTGCACAGTGGGGGTGACATCCACGCCAACAATGTTGTTAGTTCGGCGGCAGGAATGGTTGTGTATGGCAACTATCTTCAGTCGTCAATCAACGGAACATACGCTGGCCGTGCCACCATCCAGTTCAACACCGACACTTATTGGGGTGGGTGCAACACATTGCACTCTGGCTTTCTGATTGCCAGCGGCGGCATGTGTGGCTGGGGAACTTCAGAATTAGGTTTCTATGGTTCTTACAACTGGGCGTCGTATTACACCAGTTCTCCTGCGTTGAAACTAAAGGGCACGGGAACTTACCCTAACCTCAGCGGCATTACTGCCGCTGGAACAATCTATTATGATGCTTCAGGGCGAATCGGGCCAAGTGCTTCCCGCCGTGCGTGGAAAGAAAACATCACCCATGTTGATCCGCAAGATTCGTTGAGCCGAATCATGTTGTTGCGTCCAGCAGAGTTCACAATGAAACAAGAGTTTTTACCAGAGCATGATGACAAGTCGCTGGTGCCAATGGACATTCAGCGTGGTTTTATTGCTGAAGAAGCAGAGGAAGCAGACAGAGTGTATGCGTCCTATGGTTGGGTGAATCCTGAAACAGATCAGTTGTTGACGTTCACCAGCGGGATGAACGACACTGAGCAAACATTGGAAGATGCTGTTGTTGTCAACTACAAGGATCGTGCAATTATGAGTGATCTTGTTGGGGCGGTACAAGCGTTAGAAGCACGCATACGAGAACTAGAGGCGGTGTGATGGAGTTCTATTTTGACAAGATGCCAGAACTGGAAGGTTCAACGTTGACTCATTTTGAGGACATTCATGGTGATGCGACGGAATGGTTGACGACGTGGGAGTTCGATGATGGTTCCGTGAAAGAGTTGCATTGGATGGGGGAAGATGCGGCCATCGCTTTTTGTATTGCCCAAGTGGGCGAAGAATCCCTATCAACAATTAGGAGTACCCAGTGAACATTGAAGTAGAAGAAATATTGCGGGAAATTGAACGCCAGTTCCCTAAAGAGTTCACGATCTGTGTGCAAGCAGTCCAGATTCGGAAACTGCAAGAGCAACTTCCTTCAGAGGAACCCGCCGAGGGGTGACATAGATGGCCGCTGTTTATTACGATGACAGCGGGATCGACTACGACCAGTCGTCTGTCTACTATGAGGAGGCGGTTGATAACTCGTATGCCGACCCGTCCATAGAGTACGGCGGCAACAAGTCGTACCACGGCACAGTTGTCTATCAGGTAACTGCGTCTAGTTCAGGTGTTGGCACCTCCAGTGCCGCCACTGTCCGCACTGTGCTTGGAGTCAGCGTGTCGGCTGGGGCTGGCACCAGCACATCTACACGTCTAAGAACTGTGCTGGATTCTGGTACGTCGGCTGGGTCTGGTTCCCAGACCGCCGAACGTGTACGCACCGTTCTCAGTTCTAGCGTTCAGTCGGGTGCGGGTGGTTCGTCGTCCACATATTTGCGGACGGTGTTCAACGCTTCCAGTGAGTCCAGTACGGGCGGTTCGTCTGCTGATCGTCTGCGTGAAACGTTTGACTCCAGCAGTTCTGCTGGTGTCGGCTCAGAAGCGGCTGTAAGGGTTCGTGAAACGTTCCAAATCACAACGTCTGCTGGTACATCGGGTTCGACGTTTGATGCGATTCTGGGTGCCTTCAGGACTGCTACTGGTTCGGGTGGTGCGACCACTGGCGATCAGGCTTCCACGTTGCGTGAAACGTTTGCAGTGCTGGCTGGTAGCGGTGCTGGCACTAGCACGGCGGAACGTTTGCGTGAAACGTTCAACATTACAGTGTCGGCTGGTCTGTCATCGCAGGACGCTGAACGTCTGCGTGAAACATTCGCAGAGTTGTCGGGGGCTGGTGTTGGTGTTGATGGCGGGGTGCTGTGGTTCAACCACGGTCAGCCGTGGGAAGCGGTCATCAGGACACGTCCGATGTCGATGGAGATTGGTGGACGCAAACCGTTCAAACGTGGGGTGAATCATTCAGTTAGGCTTCGGTAATGGATTTATCTGATCTGTTGAACGAGAAGGAATGGCGGCGTTGCCGTGGTTCCGACGACGACCCTGTGGATGGGTTCGTTTACTTCTGTGAAAACTATTGGCACATCAAGCATCCTCAGTCGGGTCGCATCAAGTTTGATCTCAGGGACGCGCAGGTTGAGTCGATCCGACATTGGATGGACAACCGCTACTCGGTTGTCCTGAAGGCACGCCAGATTGGTTTCTCTACTTTAGCGGCGGCATACGCTTTCTGGTTGACGTTTTTCTGGTCTGACCGTTTTGTTGTCATGCTGTCACGAACTGAACGTGAAGCGGCGAAACTGTTGCAGAAATCCAAGTACGGCTACAAGTTCCTTCCACAATGGATGAAAGAGCGTGGCCCTGAACTGGTTGCCGATAACCAGTTGAAGATGACGTTCTCTAATGATTCCGCGATTGAGTCGTTACCTAGCGGCAACGACCCTGCCCGTGGCGAGTCGGTGTATCTGGTTATCGTGGACGAGATGGCGTTCTTGCCTAACCCTGAGGAAGCGTGGGCTTCTATTGAGCCGATCGCTGACGTTGGCGGTCGCGTCATTTGTCTCAGTACCGCTAACGGTTCTGGTAACTTTTTCCACCACATGTGGACTGGTTCCCAAACAGGGACAAACGGTTTTGCTGGTTTGTTTTTCCCGTGGTCCGCCAGTGACCGTGACGACGACTGGTACGAATCCAAAAGCAAAACGATGGCTGGTTGGCAGTTGCATCAGGAATATCCGCGCAACCCTGACGAGGCGTTTATTAAGTCGGGTAATCCCGTGTTTGACATTGACGCTTTGGATTCGTTTGAAGCGGTGGAAGCGACACGCGGATATGTTCATGTGATTACTCCGCGAAACATGGAGTTCCGCACCACACAGGACGGAGAGTTTCATGTGTGGGAGAACCCACGTCCTGATGGGGTGTACGTTATTGGTGCCGACGTTGCCGAGGGTTTGGCGCATGGGGACTACAGTTCCTGCCACATCATTGAAGCAAGGGATCAGGTTGTTGTGGCTCATTGGCATGGCCACATTGAGCCAGACTTGTACGGCGAACTGCTGTGTGAGATCGGCTGGTGGTACAACACTGCGTTGTTGGGTGTGGAGAATAACAACCACGGCTTGACGACGCTAAAGGCGTCCCAGCGGTACGGGTACAGGAATCTGTACCGTACCCGCAGGTTGCAACAGCGTAATCCTGAGGCGACGGAGATTCTGGGGTGGCGTACTACGTCGGCTACGAAGCCGTTGGCGATTGACGAACTGTCGGCATCTATTCGTGATGCCGAGTTGGATTTGCGTTGCGGGTTCACGTTGTCTGAGTTGCGGACGTTTGTGCGTGCCCACAATGGCCGTATGCACGGCTCCCCGCATGATGACCGTGTGATGTCGTTGGCTATTGCCTACCAGATGTTGAAGTATGTGTGGCTTCCTGAGTATCGAAACGAGGTTGCGATCCCTAAGTTTTCGATGTCTTGGTTTGAAAAGTTCCAGATTGACGAGTCTGCACCGTTCCAACGTGTACCAATCGGCGCACATAACTCTCGTTTCAACAGGTAACGAACTGTCTAAGGAGTGATGGGTTCTCTAAACTGCGAAGAATGTGGCAAACTTTTCACTTTTGACGTGATTCCACGTCGTGGCGCTGTGTGTTTCAAGTGTCATGTGCAAGGGATTCGTTTCGGGTTCCAGCAGGGACAGCAGATGTTTCACGACAAAACCATCAAACAGCAGGAGCGAGAGATCATTGAGTCTGCCAAACGAGATGGTCGCGACATTGAATATGTGGGTAATAGGTGGGTGTGATGATCGTTGATATTTCCCGTATTGCTCAAACTTTCAGTGGAGGCACACTGAGTTGCATGGTCGCCATGAACTTAGATGATCTCGGAAACATGTTTAACATGTCGCAGGTGCAGATGGGCGCAAAAACAGGTGGTGTTCTTGTC